CAACTAACGGCTTAATGATAGGTTCTACAGGCGTAGCATCTACTGATTTTTGAGTTTTACCAAGATCAGATTCAGGCAAATCCTGTGCTTTAGATAACAAAGGAACACCAAAATCTTTATTTTTGATACCGATATTCGTATCAACCATAAACCCTTTTGAAATAACGTCAGCAATTTTTTGAGTTTCGCCAATAGGTTTATCCTTACTCTTAACTAATCCTTGCTCTAAACCTTGATTGATGAAGCCGCCGTACTCCATAAAAACACGGCTCGGACTATGGATTCCTAACGCGCCTTTGAACGCGCTTTTAATACTAGTACCGATTGATAGAATTTTAGCTTTAACCTTGCCATAACCTGCGCTCAATCCTTTTAGTAGTCCTGACATGATATGGCCGCCTATCGCCAGAAACGCTGAACCCATGCTCATACCTTTTGATTTTAAACGATCAAAATACACGACCCCTTTGGCAACAGCTTCACCGATCCATACACCAATACCCTTAACGCCTGTGGCTAAAAACCCAATGACATGAGCTACGGCTGAAATTGCCGCGCCCAATTTCATACCAAAACCCTGACCAGCAGTTGCCGCACTATCTAGCTCACCTTTAGTGGCTTCTAAGGGACTAAACAACTGACCCAGCCAACCGAAAACAATCCCCAAGGACTGACCGATTGCGCTAAAAATAGGCTGTAAAGGAGCTAACGCTTCCATCACAGGAGCTAACCCTATTTTTAAACCTTCCCACATGCCTCCAACAAAAGCTTTTATCGGCTGCCAATATTGCCAAACAGCTACTGCTAATGCTGCAACGGCTACAATAACTAGACCGATAGGATTAGCTGTTAAAGCGGCGTTAAATGCCCATTGTGCAGCGGTCATTAACGCTGTACCCACCGCCAAGGATTTTTGTTTAACGGCTAATGCGCTAGTAACAACTTGATGTCTAACCAATGCAATATTAGCTCGCATGGTTGAAATTCTGAAAAAATCAAACGTAGCACGACCAAAAACCAGCGCGTCACTTAATAAGGTTGCGCCAAATTTAGCCGCCAATGAGACGACTTTAAATGTAATTAAAGCAGCAACCGTACCAATAATTGCATTGGTTAATTTAGGGTGTTTTTCTGCGAAGGCGACTACTTTTAGTAATATACCACCGATGGAATCAGCCCCTTTATTAACCGCAGGTAATAAAACACTGCCCACTGTAATAGCTAAATTTGTGGCTTTATTCCCTAATAATTGCAATGAATTAGCAGTAGTTTTACTCCTAACATCATATTCAGCCTGCATTGAGCCTGCGTATTTCGAGCTATCACTGACTTTTTTTAACGCATCCTCATATATATCCAACCCACTAACTAGTTTAGCGACAATATCATTATGATTTTTCCCAAACATATCAGTTATTACCCCCATTAACTGATCTTTAGGAACTTTCGTTTTTAATGCCTTCATGACCATTAAAATAGTCCCTTGAGCATCTTTCTTCATTCCATCGCCAACTTGTTTAGCCGTCATTCCTAAGGGCTTAAGCATCTTGTCATCAAATGTATCTTTTGCTGTTGCTAATGCAGTGAAGATTGCCTTCATACCTGTGGCTGCAATCTCAGGCGGTGTTTTTAATGCAAGAAAAGTTGCTCCCAACGCCCCTACTTGCTTGCCCGTTAATCCAATTAATTTACCAACAGAACCAACACGGTTAGCAATATTAAGCATATCGCTTGCTTTGGCATCCATATTATTTGAGAGGTGATTATAAGCGTCACCTAATGAAACAACCTCTTTTTGCGATAGCTCAAAAATTGAGCGCATTCCTGTCATTGCCGGGCCAGCTTGCTCGCCTGACATATCAAACGCTACACCCATCTTTGCAGCATCAGCAGTAAACTTTAACAGTTCATTTTTAGCAATCCCTGCTTGACCTGCCGCCGCCATAATATCGCCTAGACCTTGAGCCGCCATAGGCATCTCAGTTGACATTTTAAGAATTGATTGCCCCATCGCATCAAAATCAGCTTTGCCGTCAAAATTAACAACCTTACCGACATCTGCCATCACCGACTCAAACTCAATCGCTTTTTTAATCGGTAACGCCATCGCCATACCCAGTCCCAGCGTTCCTACGATTTCTCCTTGTAATTCAGAGCGACGATTACGATTACTATCTAAGGTTTGACGGCGTTGTAGCTGGCGATTAATTCGTGCCTCGGATTGCTCAAGGCGGCGATTTTCATTAGCAATATCACCTATTTCTAGGCCATAGCGATTAGCCGCAGCGGTAGCTTGCTGTAACTCTTGCTCAACGCGATTAATTTCATTCGCTAAATCACCGCTACCGCTTTCAGTTTGAGATTGCTGCTGATTGAGCTGTCTTAATTGATTTTGTAGCCGTACAACATCAGTCCCTGCTGTGCGAGCAAGCCGCGTCCTACCTAACCGTTGATTTAACTGCTCTGCTTGGCGTGAGGCATTAGCAAATGCACGCCCCAAACTTGGATCAGTTGTCGCACCAATAGTAATACCTAATGAAATATTGCTTGCCATGATTCTTTCCACTTAAATGGACATAAAAAAAGCCTGCTAGGATCACTCCATCAGGCTTTTGGTTCAAACTCTTTAATCGCATCAAACCAGTGCATTAGCTCTTCAAACGAAAACTCTTTAATTTCCGTTAAACTCCAGCCTGTGCGTATTGAAACGTAGGCACAGACCTGCCTAGTTTGTTTTGTGCTTAATCTAAAAAACCTGAGTAAACCTCTTGAATCTGCATATAATCTGCCATATCCATAGCTTCGATTTGTTCAGTTGTTACCTCGCATAACGCTGCAAACAGAAAAATTTCTTTTTCAGATTCATTGCCTTTGCTTCGATTTGCCGCTAACTGATCGCGAACTTTTACGCGGCGCATAGACAGCTCTGTCAGCGAACCAACAGGATACTTCAGCTCAACGACAACAGGAGCTATTGAATTATTTTTATCCATTATTTTTTACCTTTAACTTGTGGTTTTTTGACTACCAATTTAACCTTACCATCCATTAGTAAATACTGAGCTTGACGAGAACTCATCCTAAGGATGTCACTTTTTGCATACTGTTCAAATGCAATCAAAACCGTGTATTCATTCATGTTAGATTCCTAAATTTGCGCGAGTAGTTGCTAGTTGATCGACACCATCAATAATGCGAACCATGTTAAGCACGTCTATCTCATAAATGACCTCGTTATCAATTGTCAGCCTGTAATAACGTAGTGCTACGGCAAACTTCAACGTTGCCTTATCACCGGGCTTCCAGCTTCCTGAATCGACCTCTTTCACCATCCCCATCAAATTGATAGTTACAGATACCTCAGCTCCATTTTCTGATACCAGTGACCCTCTAATTGTCAGCGGTTTTAATTTACCAGGTGCAAGCCCGTAAAGCTTTAAAACCGCTTTATTAAAGCGGGTCAACGTAAAATCCATTTCTAACTTTTCCATGCCCATCTCGACCTCGACAGCAGCATCCATGCCGCCATTACGAAATTCTTCCGTTTTGGATGCCAACTTGGGCAACGTTATTTCTTCAATGTTTCCAGCCTGTCCGCGACCGTCAACAAAAAGATTCATATTTTTTAAAATATCATCTAACATTTTTATACCTCCTTATTTGAAAATATCTTTAATATAATCATTAACCAAATGTGAACGGAAAATAATATGTTCAGCAGGGGCCGGTGGGGTAAAATCAAAATCGAAATAGACCTTCCCTTGCGAAACTTGATCCGGGGAATTTAAATCAGGGTCAGCCCAACATTTTCCGCCTAATATCGCCCCCACAGTAACTAGATGACGCAGATAGTCATTAACACTGTCAACCACATCGTCCACATAATTTTTGGTGATATTGCGATCAACCGCCCACATGTGTCCCTGTAATAACGATTCATGGATCATGTCTGCTGTACGAACAACATTGATAAATGCCCACTTTGGATCGGCAGAACAGGTTCTATTGCCCCACAATCTATACGCGTCTTTTTGAATAATTGTCGTGACTTCATTTTCATTAAGGTGGTTTGCACGAGCATTAACATCTCCCAAATGAAAATCAATTTTTCTTGACGTACCTGTAATGCCGTAGACCTCGCGATTTGACGGCGACCACCAGAAACCGCGCTCATTATCAGATTTAGCAATGATACCTGCGACACGCGCAGAGGCAGGCTGATTCATTTCAGCGTTGCTTACGGCATCCCAGATTTTAACCTGCGGATCAACGATATAAACCCGTTTTGATCCAAAATTTTCACGATAACTAATCGCCTCTGCATCGGTTGTATTCGGGGCATCGGCAACAATCACCGCTTTTAATCTATCAGCAATGCCGAGCATTTCAGAAACAACCGCTTGTTGATGACTGAAGCCTGGAGCAATGAGAACACGGGGGATCACTTTTACTTGCGATTCAGCATCTAGCAATGACTGAACGCCCAGCCGCGCCCCACCTGTACTAACGCCGCCGATAATATTTGACATGGTTGCAGCGGCATCTGCTTCTTCAGCTACGCGAATAACAACAACCATTGCGCCCACTTGATCAAAAATCGCATCAACAGCATCGGGCAATGTCCCTTGCTTATCGCCTACGATGTCTAATTTTGCCCCTTCCACGCGACTGCCTGCAATAAGCGTTGGCGTATTCAGAGGAAAAGCCTCGTCTACCCCCCCAGACAATAAATTGATTTTAACCGATGCCTGAACAGTAGTTATAGATGAACTATTGCTGCTTACCGATACTAATGCAGAGGCTTGATTATTTGCTTCGATAGCAGTAATAATTTCTGCAGGTGTTGTTGTAATATCACCCGCGGCATTGGTTGCCAAACTAATAACAATCACCAATTGTGATACAACGATAGATAGCTGTGCATTATTTGATTTGGGGTTCTTCTGATGAATGCTGATATTATTTCCAGCACGTCCATGCGTGTTTGCACTCCAGATTAGACCCTGGGTTAAAAGCGTCGCTGTTACTGCTGGAGCTGAGTTGGGTGCTGTTCCAACTAACCCGATAACACTGGATTTAACGGTTCGGATTGGACGCGAGCCATCGTCAATTTCGACAACCTCAACGCCGTGTAAAAACTGTTCTGGCATAATGGTCTCCCTATATAAAAATGAGTTTAGAATAAGCGGTTTTCCTGCTTATAAATAATAAATTGATTTAAAATGACAAGACTTGCGCCTCGCCTCGCCATTTTGAAATTTATTAACCTTTTAAGACATTTGCAACAGCATGACCACGCGTTGCGACGTCGTTAAAAACCACCTCAACGCCTTTATTATCAATAGGCAGGATGATTTCTTTGCTCACACGTTTATCAAACCACTCTTGCGATTTTATCACCGCATTAGCAAAGGAATTCACGCCGTGCAGTTTCTCAAAAATGGCCGTACGCTCCTGTTTATACGAGGAGTCTGCGCTATTTGATAGTGCTAGTGTATCCATTGCAATATTATCTATTGCGTACGATGCGGCATCTGATATAGTGCCGATGAACGATTTATCATCCCCAATTTCTAATATTTTATTTCTAATAATATTTTTTCTTGCAAGCTCGTACCCCTTTTCTACAGCTTCTATGCTGGATGAAATAGTTGTATTTTTTGCATAAAAAATATCTAAAATTATTGCGTCAGCAGTTAGATTAATTTCAACTAAATCGCTGCCGATAGTAAATTCTCTATTCAGCAACGAGTTTTTTTCCAGTTGGGTTAATTCAGGCTTTTTAATTGTCATAATAATACCAATTTAATTTTTTAAAATCATAATTCCGCTGACATCAAATAACTGAGTAGCGACTAAAGTTTCCGCATCGACAATAATGTTAAAATCGCTGGTCCCTTCGAGTTCGAACGTGGCATCTACTGTTGTCACGACACCATCGGTTGATGCTTGTGAGGTCATGGTAAGCGGATTGATAATATTATTACCCTCACTAACTTTAGGTAGAAATTTATGATATAGCTCATTAAAACCAGTCAGCTCATAACTCATTTTCAATGTTTTCTTACCGATGGCCTGAAATTCTCTGCTAATAAATTTTAGCTTATCAGCAGGCCGAAACGCGACAATCTCACTAATCTGTGAGTTCACTACGGGCATCACGTCCTGATTACCGCTGAAAACCGACCTGACTTCGACATACGCTGGCAAATTAGATAGCTCATTGAGAATGCTGATTTCTTGCCAAACGTCACCCAAAAGAATCTCAATTTTAAAATTAGTTTCGCTTGACTCTTGAATTAATTTTTTGATAGATACTGATGCGATCCCACCAGGCACAGACAGGTTATTTAATTTTATGACATGAGACGAATTACTGCCAAAATCTGCAAAAACAAAAGAATAGGCTAAATCTTTTGCTAAATCAGATGTCCAAAATTTGCCGTCTTGCGTGTAAAAAACTCCGCCACTAGAGTCTTGATTAATAGAAAAATATTGCAGCCATTTTGCAGCTGACTTTATAATCACGGCGTAGGATTTATTTGCCTCTAGCAATACGGGATGCTCTAAATCAACGTGAACACCCCCCAAAACCCCCTCGATTAAATCACTCGATAATGCCGCATCTTCGCGAAAAACGCCCTCGCAAATAACATTATCCAAATCTGGCATCCCATGAGCTGTCTCAACTAAAATTAAAGAGGGTTTTGCTGCCCCTTTATAGATCCCGGGCTGGTTGACTTTAAAATCAAATCCAATAACAACACGAGGACTACCCACTTGAAAAGTCTGCGCTACCATACTTCCTTCCAACGGTTTTCCTGCTACTCTATATGTATATGTGTATGGATAATATCCACTATAATAATATTTCCAATACCAATAGTACCCATAATAATTTCGGTAGTAACGCCAGCTCGTTCTGGTTACATAACGATAAAAAGCGGCGTAATTTGAAACATCAATAGTGCTTGCTGCTAACGTCCAACGCTTGTCGATAACGGGAGTAAATTTTGGCATTAAATACCCCCCAATCTCGACCCCTTCTGACGATAACTGTCTGACCAGCTTATTATTAATTCTAGCGTCAAACGGAAAATGGACCCCGTCATCAACAGACGCACGATACAAAGGATCACCCGAATTTGAATCTTTGTTTTCGAGGGTCATATCTAAATTAGTAGCAAATGGCGTGTTTGGTGAGATTCCAACTTTTGATGCAACTCGACCCAGCTGCAAAATTATTCCTCGGATTGTCGCATCGATGCTTTCTGTGCGCCCTTGCAACTCCCCCAGCCCACCAGTCTCCATCGCCGCCTGTAATTTCAAAATAGACGGGACGATTGTTGGGTCAACGCCGCCTAGGTCAAAAGGAACATCACCCTCCTCAGTTAAAAGTAGCGGTAATTGTGTCATAAATTCCATCGATGTATCCATCAACGTATCTATTCTTGTAATGAGATCATTCAGTGTCGTCATTATTTCATCTCCGTTTTATTAATTGTTTTTTGCTGCTCTAACTGAGTTCTAAATCGCGAAACTATCATATTTAAAATATTTAGAAAATAAGTTTCTAAATAAAGATCTAAATTATTTTTAGCGGTCTTTTCAATTTCACGAGACATTCCGTCAACGTCCAGAGGGGAATATACGAATTCAAACTCGACCGTGTTCCCTCTGCCAATAACCAAAATAATTGTATAATTTACGCCCTCAGATTTCGGAAAACCGTCAGAAATTTCTGAATATCTTGAATAGGCATACAGTGTGCCGTCCTCTAAATAAATTCCGACCCCTCTGATAAACATATCTTCGTCAGCAGGAATTGCAATATATAATTCTGTATAAACAGACCCATTTTTGCGCGACGTTTTCGCATTTTTAGCTAAAATATCGCCCTTGTACACAGCATTTATCATTGATAGGCCATCATATCCATCAAAAGCCGCGCCGTCGTCGACCTGATAGTACGCTAACGCAGGCATCTTTCCCTCTAATAATGAAAGATTCTCCGCCTCTAGGCCTTCTTGCGTTATCTCCAGCACTATTGCCATAATTTACCCCTAATTAATTAAAATCATCCCGAAAATTTTTGTTGGTATTTTTGTTGTCACTGGTATTTCATTTTTTACATAATCATCAGCAAATATCAACCCCGACAATGCGATTTTATTCTCCACCAAGCGATCTTCTATAGTAGTTAATTCATTTTTCTAAAGACACTGATTAGCGAATCGCGTTTAGTTGATTGTTCAAAATTTACAATCAACGCTGGCATAGCCAAAATCGGCGTTAAAAAAACATTTTTCCTTACATTATTAGAGCCTTTAATAACAACCAAACTGTTTAAATCAATCTTTTTAACAGTATGTATTTTTTTAACAACGTTTGTTTTTTTATTGTCAAACGCTATTATTAAGCTGGATAAATTAACGACAGCATAGGATTTAAATTTATCACCCACCCCTTTAATTTCCTGAAGAGAGAGCGCAGAAAAAACCTTTACAAGGCTATCTGCATATTTTTTTTTCACGTGGTTAAATGAAAAAAAACCCATGCTTAAATTTTGCTGTGAAATAATGCTCTTTTTTATTAAATTATCATTTTTTAATGATCCAAAACTGACAATTTTTATTTTTGAATTTGTTGGAAATATATTTTTTTTTGAGGGAACTTTTCGATCATTAATATTTGTGACTGAGAAAATAAATTCACTAACTTCTGTCTCTATTTTTTCATTTGCAGTAATAGCATAATCAGCTGACAGGCGCTTTGACCTGTCTATAAATTTACGCAACGCTTTTTGTTTAAAACCTGAATCGATACCCTTATCTGATGCTAAAATATCGACGTTAAAGCGGCCTCTCCCTATTTCGTTGCTATCACCCCATTCTGTTACCGTGGCATCAACGCCCAAGCTTTCAATCGCCAATTCTACAGCATAAAGCGTCCCTTTATGCTTATGAATTTCAACACTATTCCTAATGACGTTGCGTTTTATTTCTTCAGACCATTGTTCATCCCACACATCAACAGATAACGACCAGGCCAACCAGGGCAATAAATTACTAGGACAACTATCAACACGCCACAACTCACGTAAGGGAACAGGAAGCGCGCTAATCTCATCATGATTTACGCGCTCAATATTCTGCTCAAGTAGCGTGCTGTTAGACGGTAAAATTGATTTAAATTCAGGCATCACGTCCACCAAAAGCGACGTTTATACCCGTACAAAACGGGGCTTGCCACTTCTCGCAACGGATAGGTAGACTCATATCAAACTCAACCCTATGGACGCCGGTCAAATGCGTTTTTGCAGCTATCGCAGTTAATTCAATATCCGCTCCCAATTTGTGATGAGACTGAACAAATGCGTTTAAATTTTTTCGTGCCAACTCCAGCACAGGTTCTGGCGAGGGGCCGTAATTAAGAATCAGACAAACATTAATTGAATACCTGATGATTTCTGCTGACTGAATAATTAGCTGATCAGCAATCGGCCGCGTTTTCTTATCATTCAGAGCGTCTGAAACAATCGCCAATAATGAGCTGGGGGCAATGCCTGAACCATCACGCCCTAAAATTGTAATAACTACCTCTGAGGCATTGGGCGAGTAACCCGACGCATCCTTTACTCGACCGTCCGCTGATAGCGCGTGATACAAATAAGATTCCTCGCTACCTGCCGTTGTAAACTGATCTAAAGCCAACGCATATCGCCGCCTAAAAGCTTCGTCCGGCTCATAAATCGCGAATTCGGTATCAGTAGCCTCTTTTATCATTAGACGCTCTAGGCCAAATACCTTAAATAGCTCGTCCTGATCGCTACCTTTACAGTAAGCTGGCATCACAGCTAAAGCAGCGTCATTGATACGCTGTCGTAATAATAGCTCCCTATAAGCTGCAACCTCCAACAACCGAGTGACAGGGTCACTTTCAAGATCAAGATAAAAAAGCCCAGATTCTTTATCGACAGGAATTTTCCAATACCTCTCCCCGTTAGTTGATTCAACTAAATCAGCCGATTTAACAATGGCGTGACTATTTTCGTCAATTAAGTTGGGCTGAATGGCATTAAATTGCGTTTTTAGCTCTGATAATATTGCCTCATAATCTAATATTTGAACAACATCAGGCACAGGCAGGTCAGGTAAAAAAATATCCTGAGAACTCATAGAATTACCCCATCAATACTAATCAAATCACCTAAATACTCACCGTCAAGCGTCAAACTAAGCCGTCCATTTTCGGTAATTGCTGTTGCTTTTAACTGACCTAGCTTAAACCGAGGTTCCCACTTATCTAACGCAATAGCAGTCGCTGAAAAAATTTTAATAATTGTATCGTCATTCATTGGCGCATCAACTAAATCCTGAACACCCGAACCGTAATCGCGCCGCATGACTCGCGTCCCAATCGGTGTCGTTAAAATATCGGCGATAGATTGACGCAGATGATCTATACCCGTTAATTT